CTCATTTTCTGAGCATGTTTCATAGCAGCATCCGACATAAGCATTTTTGTCTGTTGCTTATTTTTGTAAATGTGTGAGCCTGCAGAAACGGCTAACTTAATTGCCGAAAACCACATATTAAAACCAGGTGGCTTTTACAGGTTTTCTTACAGCACCTGTGCCTTTAACAGTTACCGTATCACCTTTAGCAATATAGTTTCTTCCTCTAATACTTGTTTCAGATCTAGGATCTAATTCCAAGTTTTGAGAAGCAATTTTAACTGCTGTAGATTTTTTGTAATTTTTCATATTTATCTCCTGTTATTTTATTATACTATCTTTTAGGACCTTTCAAGGTATTAACGTCTTTAGCTTTCATTTTATCTCCGTAAAGCTTAGTTCCAGTTGAAAGCATAGCTTTATCCATAGTTGTGTCCGCTCTTAAATGAGCTAGCTCTTCATTTTGATCTAATTTCTCTTCTTGCATAGTCTTAGCTTGCATCATTTTTAATCTATCTAAAGCGAGCCTAGCTTCGTCTTCTTTTGCTTTTCTCTCTTCTTCTCTTGCTTTAAGATCAACTTCTCTTTCTTTAAGCTTTAATAATGGATCATGATCGAATTGAGTCGTGATAGCTTTTTCTTCCTTCATAAACTCTTCAGTCATATCCGCAATCAACACAGCTTTTCTAGCTTCTATCACTTGAGAGATCTGAGTTAACTGTTGCTTGGCTTGTGGATTTTGTGCTGCAGCTTGTTGAAGTTGAGGCATCATTTGGAATTCTTGAGGGAACTCTAATTGAACTTGTTCTTGAGCCATTAAAGAAATGTGTTCTAAAATGTTTTTCTCTAACGATGCAGTTATACTTGGATTATTTCTAACAAAATTAGTTGCCATGAAATTTAAGTGAGCTGTAACGTGTGCTCTATGATCTTGACCAGGAAATGCTTGGAAAGGTTTTTGACCCATTGCATCTATGTGTTCAATCGCCGGATCTTTAGGTTGATTCGGTGGCGGCGGTGGTAAAATTCTATCTATATCTTTTATACCAATCGCTGCATACATAGATCTGTAGGCATTATACATATTATGCATTTGTGGATTCGTTTGAGCTAATTGTAATTGTGTTTGAGCTAATGTCACACGTTGTGACATAGAAAAAATATTTGGATCAGCAATAGGTAGAATATCTACTCTCTCATCAAAATCCATAGCTTTAATGTTTCTTGCAGCACCGGGAACATCATAAGGATATTCAGCGGGTAAGTATGTTGCAAAGACTGCTGCTAGTAATTTAAATTCTTGTTTTAATCCAACGTATAATCTTTTGTGGATTGCTGACATCACTCTTGAACCACGTTCTAAAAGAGCTACAGTTGTACCAACAGCGGCCTGTTGATTCCCATCACCAACCTGCATGTCAGCAATTGATGCGAACCTCTGTCCTGCTTGAACTACAATACCCATCAATTGTAATAACGTTTGTGATGGTTCTTTATAAGGCAGGAATACGAAAGCATCTTTTAAATTTCCACCTGGAGTGTCAACATCTTTAAATTCTCCTGGTTGAATAGCAGTAGCGTCATCTCTAACTCTAACACCTCTTTGTTTAAATCCAGCTGGTAAATTTGATAATGTACCTGCATCTAATAACTGACGGAGAGCCGAAGTTGCAGTACGGCTCAATCCGCCAATCATGTGTATTAATCCTAAACCATAAAATCCAAGCCCTGGCAGAAATTTAAAGTGGACGAAATATTGGATCTTAAGTTTCTTTGGATCATTGGGCGCAAAGTTTCGTCTAATAGACAAAACCTTCCTACTACCTTCTTCAATTGTAACGAGGTAAGGTAATTTTATTCCAGTTGGTTCTCCGTCTTCACCAACATCTTCAAAACCTTCTAAATCTAAATTAACGTGGCATTCTAGAATTGTGTATAAAGGGTCTGTTCTTTGTGACTTTTGAATTCCTTCAATTGCTCTCTCTTTTTCCTTCAGTTCATTTGTAATAGTATCTGTAGGTTTAGTAAGTTCAATATCAGAATAAAAGCCAGCATACATTTGTTTACGTAAATCATTTTCTGATATTTTAACAACATGAATAACTGCTTCAGCATCATTTAATGATGTAGCTGTATAAGGCACTACAAGATCATCTGCAGGAATAAATTTAGATACTGCTCTACCTAATAAATCATCATAGTAAACTTTTTTAAATGTTGAACCCGATAATGGAAGATAGAATAACATCTGATCAAATTCAGGTTCATATTCAGTCATCTGATCCATAATTTGGTAGTTCATGAAATTTTTAACACGTTGAGCTTGTTGTTCTTTTTGAGGAGAACTTATTCCCATTACTTGTGTTCTAACCGGGCCATCAGCCGGTAATAATTCTTTATAAGCTAAAGCTTGAAATTGTGTAACGGCTTCTGCAAGAACGGGGTGTGTTGCACCTGAAGCTCCAGCAAAAGGTTGAGTTCTATTTTCGTATTTGAATCCTAATAACTCTAACCCATTAATATAAGTTCTTTCCCATTCTGCACGTGATAATTTATATTCCATGTAATCACTTTGTAATTGATTACCAATTATGTTGGTGTCATCTTCTGGAAGTAATTCGTTTAAGTTTGCAAAGTGATCATCACCTGTATCAATATTTTTCTGAGACGGATCAAAGTCGACAGTTGCTCCACCATCTTCTTCCTCTGTAATTTCTACGGGTCCACCTGTCTCAACAACTTCGTCAGTTACAACTTCTTCCTGAATATCATTTTCAGGTAGATCTTGTGGACTGCCAACGTTCGGAAGAGATTTATCTATATCTGCCATATTTTTTCTCCTGTATTGGTTTATCTTGTTTTTTGTCTTTAAGCAACCCTTTAGGATCAGGTCCTTTTAAAGGTGGAATACTATCCCATTTAACATGTTTCATGTTTTTTACAAGTGTTGAATTATCTTTAGTCATAATACTTTTTCATTAAATCAGCTAATCCACCTTGGGCTAAATTAGATACTCCTCCTGCATCGGCGACTCTTTGGTTTTTTATATATTTATTAATTTGATTGTCGTCCATTCCCATTTCTTCACGAGTTATATTAGAATCTATTAGCATTTTATCAATTTGTTGTGAGGAATAAGTTGGTACATCTTTGTCCATTTGCTCATATCTTTTTTTTAATCTTTGTTTGTCAGCTGTAGCACTTTGTGGAATCATCATTCTTCTACCCCGTTCTGCCATTGCATAATCTTCACCTTTTGCAAATTCTTTTTCACGTTCTGCTTCAACATCTATTTTTAATTTTGGACCAAGCGCATAGTTTAAATAAGATTCACCTAATGCTTGTTTAAAAGGCACACCTTCATTTAAAGTTTTATTCGCAGCAATTCCACCTTCAAGTACAACTTCACCTAATATTGCAACAGGGCCTAATACTCCTTTTAAAAAGTTTAAAGCTTTACCCGATTTTGTAAGCGCACGTAAATTTGCCTTGTCTCCTGGTGAGAGTTTACCTGGATCCCCTTGTAATTTTTCTACACCTCGTGTAACACACGCTACTAGATTTTGACCTTCACTAAATCCAATACGCCCTCCCATTGCTTTACCAGGGCAACCTATTTTTGCTAAACGGACTTGGTCAGGTTTATCTATAAACTCATTTATTGTTTGAGCACTTTTTGGCATTTGAATTGTGTAGCCTGCACGTTCTGCAGCTTTAACAATATCTAACCCTTGTGTATTTAATTCTTTTAATCTTTTGGGTGAAAAATATTTAGTGGCATCAGGGTCTCTTAATCTTGGTAATTCTATACTATATTCATTCTCTAAATTACGAGCTAGTTTATTAATTTTTTTAGATTCACTAGATAACATTGAAGGATTATTTTCTATTAATTGTCTTGCACTTGAAAGTTTAGATTGAAAATTTGCCATAGTTTTTTGATTTAGATTTCCTTCCATAACATCTATAAATTGAGAAAACTCTGCTGCTTTAGATTTAGCACTTCCCGATACTCCGGCAATTTCATTAATATTAAAACCTTGCGTTGCCTTTTGTATAATTTTACCTGCCGCATTTTTCTTTTCCGGTGAATATATAGGTATTTTATTATCTTTTAAAATTTGACGTGCTTGAGTTTTTAATGATTCAAACGTTCCTTTTTTATTACCTAATTTTTCATCAATCATACCTAAAGAAATACGATACATAGAACGACGGTAGTCATTAAACTGAGAATCTCCTATTAGTTTAAATACTTTATCTCCAAGTTTTTTATCTACTTTAATATTTTCTACTGCTTTTTTTATTTTTGGATCTAAATTACTAAATAATTTAAATTTATTACCACTGTAAATTTGAGATAATTGTATTGTTGCATTACTTGCTTGAGTAGAAGTCATGTTAGGAAAATCTTTTAAGACTGTTTCAAGGCTAGGAAGTTTTCCACTTTTATACATACCTGTATATTTTTTATTTAATTTTATAATGTTATCTGCAGTACTATTTTTTAAAGAATTAGCAGGAGTTATATCTAATAAGGGTTTTAGTTTTTTAATATCTGCTTCCGTTGGAATTTTATACATTGGATTTTTTGGTGTAACGTTTGTTACATCTAAAACTTCATCTAAAGTTTTACTAAATTCTGTTTTTTTTCTGCCTCCGGCTCTAGTTCCCCCATATCCGTGTATTTGTCCTAAACTTATAGGTTTATCTAATTTTTCACTTAATATCTTTGCTAATTGATTTCTGCTTATTTTACCACCAGCTCTTTCTAGTAATTTTTTATATCTTGGATAAGTT